GCCTTGGCGTCTATGGCATAGGCAATGTCGTCATCAGCGGCAATGCGTCTACCGGCGCCGTTGGCACGCTGCTGGCCGACAGATCAATCCAAGAAGATGGGACGATTGCCACAGGTAATGTAGGCACAGTTGGATTAACTGTATCTGTTGCCATCACAGGCAATGCAGCCACTGGCGCTGTCGGATCGGTCTTAGCGGCATCAGCTCAAGCAATTACAGGCAATGCGTCAAGCCTGGCAGTTGGCAGTGTCACTCAGTCTGCTGCCGTTGCTTTAGCAGGCAATGCGTCTACAGCTGCTGTTGGCTCTGTTGGCCTGACAAGCACCAAGGCAATTACAGGCAATGCGGCGACTGGTGCTGTTGGCACTGTCGGCGCAGAGGTTATATCGTTTCAAGCAATTACTGGAGTGGGTGGAGCTGGCGCCGTTGGCAGCGTATCAAATGTCATATCCATAGGGATAATTGGGGTTCAGTCCATTGGCGCTGCTGGCATCATCATTGGGTATGGCTGGGGTGCTGTTCCCGATACATCAGAGAGCTGGTCACCAGTTGCAGACACATCAGAAAGTTGGTCTGATTTAGCAGACAATTCAATCACTTGGCAAGAGGCCGCATAGGTTGGAAATGAAGAAAACAGAATTATTGACTCAGCAGCGATTAAAAGAAGTGTTGAACTATGACGCTGAGTCAGGTATTTTTACATGGTCTATTGGACGACCTAAAGCAGCTAAAGGAGAAATTGCTGGTGGATTTAGTGATCGTGGATATTTAACTATTGGAATTGATGGCGTAAAACATCGCGCTCATAGGTTGGCATGGCTTTATGTCCATGGTGTCTATCCAAATCAAATAGATCATGAAAACCATATCAGACATGACAACAGAATGATAAATTTAAGAGAAACTGATAGTTATGGTAATAGCAGAAACCAATCAAAACCATCTGACAATACATCTGGTGTCGTTGGAGTTTCTTTGAGCAATAGAATTGGAAGAGATGAGACTAGATGGGAAGTAAAGATTTGTGGAAAGTTTTTAGGATATTTTGATAATTTTTTTGAAGCTGTTTGCAAAAGAAAATCTGCTGAACGGAAATTTGACTTTCATCCTAATCACGGAATTTAATGGAGATTAAAAATGGCTGACTCAACTACTACAAACCTACTACTTACCAAACCAGAAGTAGGTGCAAGTACTGACACTTGGGGCGGCAAGGTCAACACCGATCTAGACTTGGTGGACGCAATCTTTGCGGCTGCCGGCACTGGCACTTCAGTTGGCTTGAATGTCGGCGCTGGTAAGACATTGAGCGTTGCCGGTACGTTGACAGTTACTGGTGCGGCAAGCACGATTGATGCAACAGCCATTGGTGCGACCACACCAGACACTGGTGCGTTTACAACTGTGACAGCATCTAGCACCTTGACTGTCACTGGTGCGGGTTCTATTCAAGGCCTCACAGTCGGCAGAGGTGCTGGTGCTGTGGCTACCAATACTGCGGTGGGTTCTGATGCTTTACAGGCAAACAGCACAGGTTCTCAATCAACTGCTGTGGGCTATCGGGCTGGCTATAGCCAAAATGGTATAGCTAACACTTTTGTTGGATATCAAGCAGGTTATTCTGGTTCTACTGGTAATAGTCGGTTTAATGTTTATGTTGGCGCACTAGCGGGATACAGCGCCACAGGTGAAGGCAATTCATTTATGGGTGCTGGAAACAATACCACTGGATATCCTGCTGGCTACTTAATAACATCTGGCGCAAATAATGTTGTCATCGGCGGTTTTGGTGGGAACTCTGCTGGCTTAGACATTCGCACAGCAAGCAACTACATCGTGCTGTCTGATGGGGATGGGAATCCACTAATTTCAACCAACAGTACAAGGTCAGTTGCACTCAATGGCGCAGTACCGCAAACAGGCACTGGCATCACCTTTCCCGCAACCCAATCCGCATCATCAAACGCAAACACGCTGGATGATTATGAGGAGGGTGATTGGACTGCTTCATTTGTACCAAACACAAGTGGAACAATTACGCTGACTAATCAAACTGGCACATACACAAAAGTTGGTCGTGTTGTTACTCTAACTGGATTGTTTTCAGTCTCATCTGTTTCTAGCCCAACAGGATATTTAAAAATTACTGGATTGCCTTTTGCTGGTGGTTCAACTGCAAAAAATAGATGCGCAGTGTCAATAAATGGGGGTAACATGAATGCAACAATGACTACTGTTCTTGTGGCAAGAATTGAAGGCGATTCTACTATTTATGTATTTAAAACTGATGGAGCTGGTAACCTTGCCTTAACAGCTGCGGCAGATATGAAAGCGAGTACAGAAATATTCATTAACGTCACTTACGTTATAGATTAACTAATATGGATTTATTAGTCGGACACTTAACTTAAAGGAAAATTATGTCACTCACAAAAACCACCACAGTCGATCAAATCACCGTCACCGAAAACGGCATTGTTCTCTATCGTGAAGCTACACGCATCATGGAAGATGGCAATCAAATCAGCCAAACCTACCATCGTTCAAGCCTCACACCCGCACAAGACCTGACAGGCGTACCTGCTAATGTTGTTGCTATCTGCAATGTGGCTTGGACACCTGAAGTTATTGCGGCTTATCAGGCGCAACAGGCGGCTGCGAGCGAGTAATGGATAACCAGCAGCTCTTCAACTTGGTTATTGGCGTTGCTGGATTCTTGGCGGCCTACGTCATTAACTCCATGACACGCAACATCCAAAAGTTGGAGGACAAGGTCAATGACTTACCTCACAGCTATGTGCAAAAGGATGACTACAGATCAGACATTGCAGAGATCAAGACCATCTTGAAGCAGATATTCGACAAGCTAGATAGCAAGCAAGACAAATGATGTGGACCCCATTAGCCTCTTATTCGCTGCAAACGCCTGCGTTGCCGCAATCAAAGAGGGATGCGAACTCTACAAGCAGGCCAAGTCCTCATTCATGGAGGTCAAGTCCACTATTGAAGAAGCTGCTGGTGCTGTCAACGAGGTCAGATCGTTCTGGAGCAAGCTCTTTGGATCAAAGCCAGCGGCCAAACAGCCTGTCCAGCAGACGCGCAAAAAGGAAAAGTATGTAGCAGTCAATGAGACTCAGGTGATGATTGATGTGGTTGCACAGCTCACCGAGTTTTTTAAGCTACAAGAGAAGCTGGCCGCACACATAAGAGAAGAAGAAGAAAAAAGCAAGAACGTCTACGATCCAGACTCCAATTTAATGGAGGCAGCACTCAAGCGAGTGATGGCGATGGATCAGATGGCAGAGTTGGAGAAGACCATCAGGGAAACCATGGTCTATCAGTCCCCACCCGAAATGGGTGCGATCTATTCAAAAACCTTTGAGATGCGAGACATCATCAAAGAAGAACAGGAGAATGCCAGGTTAAAGGAAGAGGCTAAAGAGAGGTACAAGGCATGGCAACGGCAGGAGGCAAAAAGAGACTTCCAAGCAAAGTCAGCGTACCTCGCGGCAACTTTGATCCTCCTCCTATACCTTTGGATGTGGTTTCTGTTCGTAGGCCAATTGGGGAAGAAATCGTGGGATGGATAGCAGCGGTTGTTCTTGTCGCATTGTTGTTGCCCATGCTAGGTATGCTCTATATAGACATCTTGGAGGCCAAGCACGACACCAAGGTGCAATTGGAAAAAGTGGAAAAATTACGCCGTCAGATTGAGGCGCAACAGCGCAAGGACAAAGAAAAATGAATGTGTATAAGATTTGGTTTTTATCGATTCTGCTGGTGGCACTCACTGGCTAATAATTAGAAAACAAAGATTTAGCCTTTTGTTCATAGGCTTGGCTTGCTTCTAATGCGGTATCAAAAGTTCCAATATGAAATTGTTTTGAATTGTGTTGAATTTGAGCAATAAATTTGCTGAGTCGTTTGTTAAATGTCACGCCTTTATATCCACTTGAATTATTTTTTTGCTTTCCTCGATTTTCGTTGTTTTGTTTGATAGTCACTTCTCTAAGGTTTGAAAAATGATTGTTCAATTTATTTCCATCAATATGGTCTATGAAAAGGCTTGGAAATGATCCTGTTTCAAAATACCAAACAAGATGATGCGCTGGATATTTACGACCTTTGGCTTGGATGTACCGATATCCTTTGGGAGTTATTGAGCCAGCCATTTTACCAACTTGCACTTTTGGTCTTTTCTTTTGTTGGAAAATGTTCCCTGTCTTTGAATCGTAGGAAAACAATTCGTGGAAAATTGGTTTTGAAAATTTCATGGATTAATTGTAGGGGATATAGAGTATGAAGCTAAGACATTTGCTATTTATTGCAAGCCTGTTTATATTGGTGTCTTGTGACGATCGTTACAGATATAAGTGCCAAGATCCATTGAATTGGCAAAATGCCGAATGCAAACCCCCAATTTGTACAGCAGCAGGGACTTGTCCTGAGATGTTAGTTAAATCAGAGGAGAAGAAATAATGGCAGTCATTGGATACAAACCTAACAGTCGCCTGACTGCTGATGAGATCGAGGTCAGAGTATGGGCATTCGTTATTGTGGTCTTGGTGACCATTCTGCTGGCCTCCATGGGTATGTTTCTTTACTCAGTTTCATTCGTGCAACAGCCCATGAATGGCAGTATGGCGGCAATTGATAAGGTGTACACCCAACAAATCAGCACCATAATGGTTTTCATCACTGGGGTACTTGGCGGTGTAGCTGGGCGCTCTGGTGTCAAGGCAATAGCCACAGCCAGCGCCAAGGCTGAAGCAACTGACAACGATCCTCCCGCACCATGAGTTTATTTAATCCTTGGGTGCTACTAGGCATTCTGATTGCTGTAGCTGGCGCTTTTGGTGGCGGTTACTACAAGGGATCGGATGATGAGAATACTCGCCAGCAAGTTGAGATTGCTGCGCTGAACGCCAAGGCGAGGGAAACTGAGCAGGCGATGGCGCAAGTGGTGCAGACATATGGACAGACACTAAGAAAGGCAAACGATGTTGCAAGAATTAAAGAAACTAAGTTACGCGCTGATGTTGCCTCTGGCGCTTTGCGCCTGTCAATCCCAACCCAAAGCGCCGTTTGTTCCACCTCAGTTACCGCCGTTACCGCTGGAGATAACAGCGGAGAAACACGAACCGAACTTAGTGGACAGGTTAGTGAGACTCTTATCGCCATCGCCTCAGAAGGAGATGCCGCCATCCGAAAACTCAATCAATGTATCCAAACCTACGAAACCTTGAAAGGAATGAAATGAACTTGTCAGCCAACTTTACTTTGAATGAACTCACCAAGTCCGAGACAGCAACCCGCTTAGACATTGACAATACGCCTGATGACGAGCAGATCGAATCATTGCGTCTGCTTTGCGAAAACATCCTACAGCCAGTGCGTGACCACTTTGGTAAGCCTGTGAAGATTTCATCTGGGTTTAGGTGTAGTGCTTTGAATCAGGCGGCTGGCGGATCAGCCACCTCAGATCATTGCAAGGGTCAAGCCTGCGATTTTGAGATTGATGGCGTACCAAATCCAGAGCTGGCAGCTTGGATTGAAAGTAATCTGAAGTTCACGCAATTGATCTTGGAATTTTATACACCAGGCGGTGATCCAAATGCGGGGTGGGTGCATTGCTCATACTCACCATAAAATCTTAAAGCTCAATCACTCACCGCCACCAAAGTTGCAGGCAAGACTACCTACTTGAATGGCTTGGTGGCATAACCCATGGCACTAAACCTTGGTCAGCAGATAACGACACCGGCACAGCCAAACCTTGGCTCGCCTGCGCCTGCCTATGACCAAGGTTTCTTTGGTACAGCATTTGGCGGCTTGAATGTGTACTTCACCAAGCTAACAGCAGTCTTTGCAACGATCCTCGGACCGCGTGGTGGTAAGTACATCAACAATCCCTATGGAGCGTTCCAAGATGGCACAGATCAAGTGGCGGCCAATACGACAACGGCCTACGCCATCACCTTTGACACCACCGACTTCAGCAATGGCGTGACATTGTCGAATTCGTCAAGACTTAATGTGTCTCAGGCTGGCATCTACAACATCCAATTTAGTATTCAATTAAAGAACACCACCAATGACGGCCAAGATGTTGATGTGTGGTTTCGCAAGAACGGCACAAACATTGCCAATTCAAACAGCAGATTTCATCTATCACAAAGAAAATCAGCAGGCGATCCCTCTCACTTAATTGCCGCGCTGAACTTCTTTGTCAGTCTGTCGGCAAATGACTATGTGGAGATCATGTGGCGCCCAACAGATGTTGGGGTCAGCATTGAGCATTTTGCAACCAGCAGCTCACCGACCAGACCGGCAGTGCCATCAGTCATTGCCACACTTTCATTCATGTCCAATTTGTCTACAGAAACAGCATAATTGACCTATGGCACTCATACCTCTCAAAATTCCACCAGGCGTGTACCGAAACGGC